TCCAGCTGTACTCGGTGATCGGCTTGCTCAAGTACCCCCAGGTCAAGGAGGTGAGGGCGTCGGCGCTGTACTTGTGCGGAGTGGGGGAGGTAACCACCTACTCCAGGGACTCGCTGGAAGGGTTGAAGATGTTCTGGAAGAACCGGGCCTTGATTCAGCTCAACGCCAACCTGTACCCCGCCACCCCCTCTACCTCAGCTTGTCGGTGGTGTCAGTACGCCAAATCCAAGGCCGGGCCTTGCGAACATGGATAAGCCTCTGGAGCGGCAGGTAGAAAAGTGGACTTGCGACAGGGCGTCGTTTCGCGGATGCGCCTGTCTCAAGCTGAACGTCAAGGGCAGGGTAGGATGGCCCGACCGGCTGTTCCTGTTCCACGGAAAGGTGCTGTTCATTGAGTTCAAAAGGCTGGGAGAAAAACCCACCCTCATACAACAGTACGTTCATGCCGAGATTCGCGCTCACGGAGTGCCGGTTGAGGTAGTCGACAACATTGTAGACGCTGGGAGGATCATAGATGAGTTCACTTCCGATTGAGGTAGGTACCTGGCAAGCGTTCGCCAGAGAGACTATCAAGATAAATGACCTTGACCCCACGTATGAGCTGATCTACAAAGGAAGAAAGGCTCTTGGAGAGGCATGGGCCAACCAGTTCTGTATCCACATGCTCATGTTCTACGACGTGGGGGAGGCTGCCAAGGCAGCGGTGATAAGTCCTGGCCACTTCTGGGACTATGTCTTGGATACCTTCTCAGTCTGTAAGAGGGGGGTGGAGCGTCGCCACTTCAAGGCAGCTAACGGCCTCAACTCCATAGCTGACCTTCAGCAGCGCGTACCTGACCCCAGCGTCGCCCTCAACGTCCTCAGAGGCAGAACGGTAGTAGAAGTGGCTAAAAACTTCTCCACCATCAGAGGGTTTGGGCCATACTTCGTCTGGAAGGCTTGCGACTACATGGACAGGTGTATGGACCTTCCTGTGGACTACTCAAACTATATAAAGCACATTCCTGCGGAGCCGGTAAAGTGCGCCAAAGCCATGTGGCCTGATAAGAGCATGGAAGAGGTAGTGCGCATGGTAGTTGACGAGATCAAGCAGTACCCTGCCCCTCCTGGCAGAGACAGACCTTGCGGAGTATCTGAAGCAGAAACAGTACTATGCATGCTGAAAGGGTACTTTCTGACTAAGGTACATGTGATCGGCGACGACATCTTGGACAAGTACAAGTCTCTGGGAGACGATCCTCACTCGCTGAGCAGGTTTCTTCCTCCAATGGTAGACATATACGATTGGGTGAGAGTATGAAGCTGGAACTCAAACCATACCAGGACGTGGGGGTCAGGTTTCTTCTCAAGCAACAATGGGCAGGCTTGTTCCTAGATATGGGGCTGGGTAAGACGGTCATATCGCTGACGGCCATATCGGAGCTGATCAAGGCAGGGTACGTCAAGAAGGTGCTCATTGTAGCCCCCATCAGAGTGCTGGAGAACGTGTGGCCGTCGGAGATAGCCAAGTGGGACACTACTCAGCACTTGAAGTTCGTCAACCTGAACAGCGTCGTCATATCCCCGTCCAGACCGTTGGAGGAGGCGGACATATATGGTATCAACCCAGAGAGTCTCAAGGGCCTGATCCGCAACCCGTCGTTCGTCAAGGTGCCTATGCAACTGCTGGTGATCGATGAGTCCAGCATGTTCAAGAACGCCAGCTCCCTGCGATTCAGAGCACTGTCCGACGTTCTGTACCGCTACAAGTACCGGTGGATTCTGACGGGCACACCCTCCCCCAACGGACTTGTCGACATATGGGCTCAGGCGTTCATCCTGGACCGGGGAGCCGCGTTGGGTCCCAACATATCTCAGTTTCATAAGGCGTTCTGCGTACCCAACCCCGACGGAAACGGGTGGTTGGTTCACGATCGCAGCCGGCAGGACATATATGAGCGGTTGGCCCCACTAGTTCTGCGTATGTCCAAGAAGGACTGCATCCAGATGCCGGAGCTGATCAAGAACCCCATCGAGGTGACTCTGTCCAAGGACGACTATGACCGGTACAAGTCCATGGAAAGACACTTTCTGATCCACCTACAGAACGGGGAGATGGTGATGTCCCCCAACGCCGCGGTGGCCGGTATGCGGTGTAGACAGATAGCGAATGGGGGCATATATAAGCCTGACGGCTCCACCGAGCACTTCCACACCGCCAAGATCAACGCACTGAAGGAGGTTGTAGAAGAGTTACAGGGAGAGCCTCTGCTTGTATTCTATGAGTTCATACATGACTTGGAGCGCATACGAAAAGCGTTGGGTCTCATACCCAGCCTGACGGACGGCGGAAGCGTGAAAGACATCATAGACAGGTTCAACGCTGGGGAGATTCCGGTGCTGGCCGGTCACGGAGCGTCGGCTGGGTATGGTCTCAACCTACAGGGGGCTTGTAGCAACGTATGCTGGATGGGGGTTCCGTGGGACCTTGGGATGCATGACCAAGCCAACGCTAGAGTGTGGAGACAAGGACAACAGGCCAGCTCCGTTACCATACACTACCTGATGGCGAAGGGCACTCTGGACTACCACGTCTTCAAGGTACTAGCCAAGAAGGATCAGGATCAGCAAGAGCTGTTGGACGCTATACAAGCGATAGCCCTATCTGATTACAAAGACAAGTAGTATAGTATACGCTCGATCAACCGTTGAGGATGTTGAAATGAAAAACATTGTAGACGACTTGCGATGCACTGCTAAGCAGTTTATAGAAGTGTATCTGGACCTTAACCACGTTACCATTGCCCATCCAGGATTGAACTCGTGGGTGGATGTACGCAACGCTAAGGTGAGTATTCTCCCAGACCAGGTAATTCAGTACGCCCCATTCAACCCATGGAAGAAGAAGTGGGGAGCCTACAAGGACTACTACGACGCATGGAGAGCACACAACCCTACGGCGCCGGTGTTTGGGGCTGAGTGGAAGCTATCATTCAAGTCGGGCAGGATGTACGAACGCTACCCAGGCATGTCGGTACTCAGCACAGTGTTCGACTCTGACTTTGAGTACGAAATTGGGTGCGTAAATACCATCTCGTTTTCTGCTCCCACAGGCACCCCAAGCGAGGTGTTCGAAGCCGCGGTGAAGGCTTACATTGAAACAGCTGAAGAAGACAAGTTCATAGTGGAGAACATCGCCAAAGACGTTGAGATGGTCAACGTGATAGGCGGGACGTTCCACCCCATTCTTCCCAACTGCGTCAAGCCGTATCGCAGATATTTGGAGGAAAACAAATGATTATCAAACTTCACGGAACCAGCGGCAGCGGCAAGACCACCGCGGTGCGAGAGCTCATGGACCTGGCTAGCTCGGTTATGCCCATTCACTACGGCAGGAAGAAGCCTGAGGCGTACCGTCTGGACGCCGGAGTCGGCACCATGCCCACATACGTGTTGGGGTCATACGACAACACCTGCGGAGGGGTCGACACCATACCATCCACTACTGAGCTCATAGACTTGGTCGGCAAGTACAAGAACCAGGGACACTTGTTGTTCGAGGGGCTTCTTGTCTCCACCTACCACGGAGGGCTGGGCAGTTACTTGGACCGTATGACCGAGATTCCCAAGGTTTGGGCGTTCATGAACACTCCCATCGACGAGTGCGTGGAGCGGGTGAGACAACGCCGGCTGGCGGCGGGCAATACCAAGCCCTTCAACGAGGCGAACACCCGCAACCGGGTCAAGCCGATTCAGGCCCTGCGGTCGAAGCTGATCGCCAGGGGTTCTACGGTGGTAGACATTGACGGCAGCGGGGGCAGCGGTCGTCAGCTTTTCGACATTCTATACAAGGGGATCATATGAATCAAGACATGCTGGAGAAGTTCAACTGGTTCATCAAGGAGCGTGAGCTCATTCGCATGAACAAGGAGTGCGACATTCCCAAGCCGTGGACGAACGACCCGGTGCTTCAGTCGTATCGGTTCTGTAACGTCAACCGCAACGACGACACTGTATCCAAGTGGATCTACGGAGCTTGGATCCACCCCAACGAGAATCATCCCAACCTGCCCCGGGCCATTCTCCTGTCCCGCATGGTCAACTGGCCCGATACCCTGCTGGAGATTGGGTTCCCCTATGAGTGGGACGCCGGGAAGTACGCCAAGCTGATCGGGGAGCGGATCAGGCGCGGAGACAAGACCTGGACCGGTGCGTACATGATCACCGCTGAGATGGACGGCACTCCCAAGCACGAGTCGGTCTGCAAGACAGTGGACGCCCTGGACTTCCCCCTGGCCAAGACCTGTCTGGAAGTTTGGAAGCAGTTGCAGGTATTGCCCCGAATCGGCACCTTTATGGCGGCCCAGGTAGTGGCGGACCTCAAGCGTACCAAGTACCTGGGTCCCAGTCCAGATTACTGGAGCTTCTGCGCCCCAGGACCGGGGTCCATGGAAGGTCTGAACAAGCTGCTCGACAAGCCCGAGGGCACCTACTGGGCGCAACAGCCGTTCCAGAAGGAGGTGAATGAGCTTCAGGGCGAGATTCGATTCGTACTGGACGCTCAGAACGTCCAGAACTGTCTCTGCGAGTTTCATAAGTGGACTCGCGGTTCATCCAGGAGTAAGTACAATGGACTTTGATTTGATTCGGCTAGACCTTCACAACAATCTGAAGGTGCTTCTTCCTCTCAATCTCCCTTTGTCTGAACGCAAGGGGAAGCACAGAGACGCCTACCAGGAGTTTCTACAGGGAAGCCCCAATCTGGTGCGTAGACATCTCACTGCTGTATCTACCATACTTCCACGCCACCTTAACCAGGTGAAGAAGGTACTCCACATGTTTGGAGGAGTGGGAGCCATGGCCCAAATCATCGCTCAGCTGTCTCCTGATGCGGAGCAAATCATCTGGGAGCGTGACGAAACCCTTTGTCGGTTCATGAAGGAGTTCTATCCAGACGTGAAAGTAGTACACGTGGATGACTCCCTGAAGAGGATACACGAGTTTGAGTTGGGAGATACGGATATGGTGTGTATGGACGCCTCTATGCTCACCATCAGGACAGCAGGTCTGAAAGACATTTGGCTTCGTGTCGCGGAAGCACATGTGCCGTACGTATGGCTGACCGACTCGTCTTGCTCCAAGATTCACCTCAACTACAGGGCATATACGGCTGACTTCGGCAGACACATTGAGCCCAACGCTGAGTCATACCTTGAGGCATACAGCGAGGGGCTGGAGATCAATACTGGATATCGCATAGTAGATGCTATGCGCGAGGCCGGAGCCACGTATTGTCTAGCCATGCTCGACCATGAAGGAAAGACGTTTCCAAGACCCATTCCGTACCTTTGAGGATGTAATATGTATACAATTCTAGCCAAGAACGTAAACGATGCCTTCTACCAGGGCATGAGCTTGCTTCAAAACGTGGGGGTGAAGGGCGACTCCAGAAATGGCCCAGT